TAACACATTAACATGGAGTAACCCATGCCCGAAGCACAAGAAGCAATAAAAGAGGATAACATAATGGTTGATCTAGATACATCTGGAAACGCTGTTGATGTTGAACTCAAAGAAGACAATGCTAAAGAAGTAGAAAAAGAAAAGCCAGAGGTTGAGGTAAAAGAACAATCGGCTAAAGAAAAAAAAGACGAACGCGAAGAGTATAGTGAAGGTGTCAAAAAACGTATTGACAGATTAACATATAAAATTCGTGAAGCAGAGAGAAGAGAAAAAGAAGCTCTTAGCTTTGCAGAACAAATTAAAAAAGAACGCGATGATTTACAAACAAAGTTTACAAAACTAGATGATGGTTATGTTAATGAGTTTGCAGGTCGTGTAAAATCAGAACTAGAAACAGCAAAAATAGCTTTAAAAGCTGCCGTTGCAAAAGGTGATGTAGATGCACAAGTCAATGCAAATCAAGCTTTAGCAAAGCTGGCTATTGAGCAAGAACGTATAAATGCTACGGAAGAGCAGAGAAAATTATACGAAAATTCGCAAGAAAATGCTGGACAGACTATACAACAACCTGTACAAAGTAATATACAACAACCGCCACCGGCAAAACCAGACCCTAAAGCAGAAGCTTGGGCTGAGAAAAACGAGTGGTTTGGTAAAGATGAAGCCATGACATACGCTTCGTTTGGTATCCACAAAAAACTTGTGGAAGAAGAGGGATACAATCCATCTTCTGACGAATACTACGAAGAGATTGACAGAAGGCTTAGACAAGAGTTTCCCCAGAAGTTTAACGATGGGGGAGAAGTCCAAGGAGGTAAACAACCCGTCCAAACAGTTGCCTCTGCTACAAGGACCACAAGAACTGGACGCAAAACAGTGAGGCTCACACCATCACAAGTAGCGATTGCTAAAAAATTAGGTGTGCCACTTGAAGAATATGCGAAATACGTGAAGGAGTAGGCATATGAATAAAATAGACGAAAATAAGACTCCACGCGCTGCTCAATCCCGCGAGAAAACGACTCGTAGGAAACCATGGGCACCCCCGTCATCCCTAGACGCACCTCCTGCACCCGATGGGTACAAATATAGGTGGATACGCGCTGAAACTTTAGGGCAAATGGATAATAAAAATCTAAATGCTCGATTAAGAGAAGGTTTTGAACTCGTAAGAGCCGATTCCGACGATGGTCAGTATCCGACAATACAGGAAGGGAAATACCAAGGTGTTATAGGCGTTGGTGGTTTATTACTGGCAAAAATTCCGGTAGAAATCGTTAAAGAGCGAGAAGCTTACTTTAAACAGCAAGTGCTGGATAAAGAAGAAGCGGTCGCAAATGATTTACTAAAGGAACAACACCCCAGTATGCCGGTCTCTAAACCAGACAGGCAATCTCGTGTAACCTTCGGTGGTAATAAAAAGAACTAATTTTCTAGCTCTTTTGTCCATCGAATTAAAATTATTAACCCTTTAAAAAAAGGACACAACGATGGCAAATAAAGACGCAGCATTCGGGTTTAGACCCGTAAGGCATCTTACAGGCGGTCTGATTAGAACAAACGAATATAAAATTGCCGCGAACTACGGCAGTAACATATTTCATGGTCAAGCTGTTAAAGCATTAGCAGCAGGTGGCATTGACGTATGTGCAGCCGGCGAAGTAGTTCTAGGTATTTTTGGTGGATGTTTCTTCACAGACCCGACTACAAGTAAGCCAACTTTTAGTAACTATTATCCAGCAAGCACAAATGCTTCTGATATAGTGGCTTACGTATACGACGATCCAAGAATCGTCTTCGAAGTCCAACACGATGGTACTGGCACAGCAGCTATGAACTTTAGTGGTTTTGATTTAGTAGGAACAAGTGGAAGCACTCTTTCTGGTAGATCTACACAAGAGTTAGACACTTCTACTAGTACAACTTCTGGACAATTCAAACAAGTTGGTATCTCCAAGGATCCAAACAACAGCGATACAAGTGCAGCAAATGCTAACGCATATGTAGTACCTAACGTTGGTGAGCATACTTGGTTACTAACCACTGCAATATAATAGGAGGGTTTAATGCCAATTTCTAGATCACAACTGGTAAAAGAGCTTGAACCGGGCCTAAACGCTTTGTTCGGTTTGGAATATGCCAGATACGAAAACCAGCATGAACAGATTTTCGATACAGAAACTTCTGATCGTGCTTTTGAAGAAGAAGTAATGCTATCCGGTTTCGGTACAGCGCAAGTAAAACCAGAAGGCACTGGCGTAAATTACGACGATGCTACTGAGTCTTTCACTGCGAGATACACTCACGAAACTATAGCTCTTGCTTTTGCGATTACTGAAGAAGCAGTAGAGGACAACCTTTACGACACAATCAGTTCTCGATACACAAAAGCATTAGCTCGTTCGATGGCTAACGCTAAGCAAGTAAAAGCTGCAAACGTTTTAAACAACGGTTTTGACAGTTCTTTCACTGGTGGCGACGGCGTAGAATTATTCTCTGATGCTCACCCTACAACTGGTGGGAACATTAGAAATGAACTAGCAACTGCTGCTGACCTAAATGAAACATCTTTAGAGCAGTCACTGATTGACATTGCTGGATTAACTGACGATAGAGGATTAAAAATCGCTCTAACTGGTCAAAAGTTAATCATTCCAGTAAACCTTCAGTTCACTGCTGAAAGATTGATGAAATCTGGTCAGAGAACAGCTACTTCTGACAATGACATTAATGCTATCGGTAGCATGGGAATGATTCCTCAAGGTTATGTAGTAAACAACTACTTAACTGACACAGATGCATTCTTCATCAAAACTGATGCACCTAATGGACTAAAACACTTCCAAAGAGCACCAATTTCCACTAAGATGGAAGGTGATTTTGAAACTGGAAACGTTAGATACAAATCTAGAGAGAGATACTCATTTGGGTTCTCTGACTTCAGAGCTATCTTCGGTTCTCCGGGAGCATAATTACTCTTAACTTGTGGGGGATTCATACCCCCACAAGACAACTAGGATAACTGGTTATACTGACTGCCCTAGCAGACGCTCGTAGAGACGGTATGACTTACTTACGAGGTAAAAATGGCTAACTCAACTTTTACAGGTCCTATTAGATCTGAAAGCACAGTTAAAACTATAAGCAAAAATACTTCTACCGGAGCAATAACTGAAATCATCACCATGGGTGATGCACCAGTTGCTTTAGGTGATGAAGATAAAACTCTTGACGCTGCAACACACAGCGGAAGAGTACTTGCAGTTCCTGCAATCGGAGGCAATAGAACTATTACTCTACCTGCACCAGTTGCTGGACAAACTTACAAGTTTATATATGCTGGAGCAGCAGAAGAAACAGAAAATCTAATCATAGTAACACCGGGAAATACTAATTTCTTTATTGGTGGTATTGCTCATTTAGATTCTAATGCAGATAACGTATCTGTTTATTCTGATGGAAACTCTAACTCAAGTTTAACTCTTACAGACAGTGGTTTGTTTGAAATAAACATTGTAGCTAAAGACAGCACTAACTACTACATTTGGGGCTACGCTGAAGGCGCAGACGCACCTGCATTCGCAGACCAATAAAATAATATCGTGGGGCTACGGCCCCACAGTTCTTAATTAAGGAGGGAACATGGCAGACACAGTTACAGGACCGACTATCCTACAACAAAACGACAATAGAGTTGTTATCAAAATAGTCAATCAATCAGACGGCACAGGAAGTACAACAGTTATGGGCGACGTTTCTGCATTAGCAGCTAGGTCAGACGGAACTGCTGTAGCACATTTAGGATTACTTAGAGTTTGGTATTCTTGTCAAGGCGGCGATGGAGGAGACTCTTTTGCACGTTTAGATGAAGAAGATTCAGACGGAGATATTCCTATTATAGGATTAACTGGCGCAGGTTATTGGGACTTTAGAGAGTTTGGTGGTATACCAGCAGACAAATCTAGTAACAGTAATGAGAGCGATGTTAACTTTGTTGTACCAAGCACTGCTGATTCTGGTAATATGTACACAGTTATTGCAGAGTTTCAAAAGATCTATTAATAATGATTAGAAGATCTTCTATGCCGCAACAAATATCTAAACCCGGTCAAAAAAAGAAGTTTCTTAAAAAAAAGAAAAAGAAAAAGAAAAAGGTAAAGCATGGCAACATCCGGTACTAATACTTTTGACTTAGACGTAGATCAAGTTATTGAAGAAGCATTTGAAAGATGTGGAATTAATTCTAGATCTGGTTATGATTTAAAAAGCGCAAGACGTTCACTTAATATTATGTTGGCTGAATGGGCTAACAGAGGTATTAATCTTTGGACCGTTGAGCTTAGAACATTAACACTGACAGGTAGCACAACAAGTTACACTCTTGATAGTGATTTGATTGATATACTTGAAGCGGTTGTATTCAAAACATCTGATACTACAACAGATAT